CAGGCTTTGCCACGGAAGTACTTGGTTGCCACAGAGTTGGCGAGCGACCATGTATTTGAGAGGGCAGCAGTTAGTGCCAACAATCAAGCTGCAGCGCTGGTACGAGTGTTTAAACCTCGAGGCGGTTCAGCTGAGTCAGACGACTTGTACACTGCTAGGCAGTTACAGTTCATGTCTGATTTGTGCCCATTCCATCCAGAGTTTATGGAGGACGCACGTCTAGAGGTGACGCAGGAGAATTTTGTTTTCCGTAGCGTTTTGTCTCGCAATCCTGATAAGCTTGTTCCCAAGTGCCCTTTAGACTATTCCCCGAGAACTATGCGTATAGCCAGACGTGTTGTATCTTTGTACACAGCACAGCCATCTTATTTTGGGCTGTATATGTTGTGGTGTAAAGTGAGACGCGGTTTGACGGCGGTTGTTCGGGGCGCAGTGTTTGAGGTGGGGTCATTTTGGCAGGCTTTAGTTCATACTGTGTCTTTCCAATATTATTATAGTGACTTACCACACGCTAAGCGCAATTTACGCAAGCGTTTGGGTATGTCATTGATGGATGGCTCAGTTAATATTTCTGGGAATTACGTCAACGAGATCACAGCTGAAGTGAAAGACGAGACCATGAAGTTAAACAAACCACCTAGGTTGTTTTTTAGTTTGGGCTTGTTTGCCCCTTTGTATGGTGGGCACTGGGTTGAGTTGGCTAAGTCCTTTATGAAGGGAGAGCGGGAAATGATGTGCGACGGGTTCGTAGCTTATATAGAGTTTATTCCTGACAACAGTCCTGATGCCATATCGGAGTGGTTTAGCACAACTTATGCACGCATTCACTCGGCAGAGAAGTGTGTATGCATAGCGATTTGCAGTGACGATATGGCAATGGCATCTAATGTGTACGGCGAGGAGTATCGTGAGGTTGACATTTCCATGTGTGATAGTTCAGTGGGCACCGGCATTTTTAATTTTGTCGGTGACCAGCTGATGCGTTTGGGAGTTCCTCGTGGTGAAGTACGTGGCTTATTGGGCCAGTGTACTAAACCTTTCCGGATGCGTAATCCCATTAATCCTTCAGAGTACTTCTTGGGGAAATTTTATGGGTATTATTTGGTGTCAGGTACCGTATTGACCACATACGCAGACACTTGGTCAAGCTTGTTTATAGCCAGTGCTATCATTGGTTGTTACGAGAGAGGGAAAGTGGAATCTGCGGATTTGATGGCTAGTGCGGCACAACTAGGGTTTGTTGTCACAATAGAGGATCGGAACCATCCGTCGGGCTTGACGTTTATGAAGCGTTTTATGTGCCCAACTACAGACGGGCGTATTGTAGCTCCACAATGTTTAGGAGCAATCAGCCGGGGCTTCGGCAAGATAGTCCCAGAGCTGAATGAAGCAGTGGTTCCTCGGTCTAAGGGTACAACTCTAGAGTACCGTGCAGGATATTATTTAGGAGCTGTGATGGAGGGTTGGAAGAATGAGCCCGACCACCCTTTCATAGCTAATTTACGGCAGGCCTTTCCGTTTGTTGGCCAGGTGCAGTCTCGATATTTGGACCACGCTCGACGCCAGTTTACTAGCAAGCAACGGGGCACACTAGATGTGTCTGGTATTTGCAACCGGTATGGTTTGGAGCAGTGGGAATTCGAGGCTTTTTGTGCATCATTGTCTGGCCTCAGAGTAGGTAGCCGCATATATTCTTCGGTGCTCACTCGTATTTTCACGGTGGATTATGGCCCAGCTGTCTGAGCTGAGGTTGAAGTAGGAGTTTGGCAAATTTGTTTGTGAATCTTTAGGTAGAGCACCTTTTGTCCTCCAAACTGGTGGTGGG